ACTCCACACTAAGTTAATCACCTTGTACCTAGCACTATCAACCTTACCTACCTGTGACATCCAGATATCCTGACACTCATAGACTGTCTGTAGCATATCACTGGTTTCGTTTAGTAGTTCCTTGAGTGCTGCCTTCTGGTCTGCATTGAGTACCTTTAG